GTTACTCCGTCTTGTGGAAGTTATGCAATCTAAACAATTGTCTAGCGAAATTTCAACTCCTTTTCTGTTTATGGGGACTGATCTTATTTCGAATAAACAGCATGGCATTCACGGTGGTGTGGTGTCCATGGAAAAGAGCCCCGAGCACCGCCAAAATGACTCACGTTCGGATTTGCGTGGGAGGAAGCAACGCGAAAATTCGCTACTCCAGGGTAGTAAGGCCGCTCCTTGGAAGAAACAGGTCTCATCAGGAATGTATGGAAGTTCACGTGTGCATCTTGGTGATTTACAAACGAGAACGAATCCTGTAGCCTCGGGATGCATAACAACAGAGGTAGAGTCCCAGCACCACGGTGCTGATGCCTACGATGATTATATCGTGGATGATGAGGAAGTCTCTTACTTAACACCCGGAGAGACCAAAGAACGTTGTGACTTCTCAGACTATGATCACGCATCTACTCATACTTTGGAAGCAATGGTACAACATAACCTCATATTAGATGCCGTAAGACGTGCTGACCAGATTACCGGTCCCAAGGCACGCAATTTGTTCGACGCTCCCCCACATAACATCGGTGAGGATACTGTCGATACTGCATTACAATCTAAGTTGATCGGTGCAGCTATTGTCAGTGGCTTCAAAACAACCCCTGAAAAGCGGTTGGAAGCCGAGGTCGACACGCCAATCAGTCCTCAGGAGAGTGATAGTATCACTTGGACTCAGGATGAGATTGACACCTACACCGCCCAGGTTGACGGTTACATCGATACCTTAGTCTCCATGGAGGCTGGATCGGTCTTGCCCTCTCCTGAGGATTCGGATGCGTTGGCGGTGCGCGCGGCTCGGTGGGCGTTATTGTCGTCTACTACTGAAGTAGCCTCTCATGCTAATACAAGGTTAAGAGAGCCTATGGAAGAGTGGTGCATGACGCACATTAGCAAGCCTGGTACTCCAGACCGCGTACATACCAAAACGACATCTTTTAAAGGTGCCGATGGTATTACCCGCCGGGAGTACACACGGTCGAAAACGTCGCACATGGCTGTAAGGGCCATGGCGGTCGCCAAAGAAATGTTTCGTGACGACAAGCGCATTAGGTGCTTTTTCGCCACTGTTACATATGGTAACCGTCCATGGTTCGGAGCTGTAGCCCGATGTTTAAGAAAATTAGAACAACAAGAAAAGAAGCACGCCTCGGATCGACGTGTATTGCGTGATACAGTCGGCTTCTTTTCGGCCCTTAATGAGGATTTCGTCGAAGACTCATCTGGCAAGGGAGACCATCGTCATATGACGGATGCACCCGCTCATGCCCCTGCAGCTAATTTATTGGAACAAACATCACGTTTGTTTTCATCTGCGAAAATCGCAGCCAGCTTGCGCGACATGGGTTGTTGTTCTGTCTGTGCTTTGGTGCGCCTTGTTAAGATCGAGCTTCCTCAAAATTACCCAGATTTACTCGCTAGGCTCCCGGGTTCCGGAGCAAAAGTGTTAGCTGCTGACGCCTTACGTCATAACAAGGAGATGCATGCCTTAAATGGTAACATCGTTGATGTGTTTTCACGTGAATTCGCCAAGCAATTTCAAGAGGCCATGGAAAGTGCAATTGATGAGTCCGAGGAACGTCAATTCTATCAGACCATCAGGCATACCCAAACGTTGCTTCTTGAGCTGGAGAGGTCGTTTGACACCACGACTACCCTCCAGGCTGACATGCGAGCCCTAACCTTTGCTGATGACGCTGGTACACTTCTGAGTGTTCTTGGTCTCATTAGTTCAGACGACGTCGATACACCAGAAGAGCTTCCTCAGGTTGTCGATAATGCAGGTTTTCAACAGCCTAGTACCTCCTTTCAGGAGCCTGGTTCTGTTAGTCAGCCTTCTTGCATCGATATGCCTCGGGTGGCTCCTTCACATGGTAGCGGAGCTAGAGCATCAGTTCGGGGGTGGCTATCGCGTTTGCTTGCACGAAGAGTACAAGCTCCGCCGATGCCACGTCTCAACGCGACTCTAGCCCCGGAAGAGGACGTCGTACCCGATAGAACTCTAAGAGCTCTGACACCTTCGTATCTCAGTATCAGGTGCGAGATGTTAGATAAAGCAGGCGACGGCCTGATGACGCCCACATTGTTAGGTGCTACTATTTCAGCTGAGTACGTTAGTGGCGTTGAACCTCGCGGTTCGATGTTAAACGACAGAAACGCTCGAAATGTGTTGGCTCCACTTTCTGGGTGTCCTCGGCTGGCGTATGCTGCTAACGCGATAGAGGTTAGCGGCTTAGATCTGACGCCATTTGCGCTCCGTGCAGCTTTGTACGATATGCAATTCACGCCAGAGCTAACTCCTCCAACTGGACAGACATGGGCTCCCCCAATACGAGGTGCTCCTACTGTTGGTTGGATACCAGCACTCCATAATACCTGGGGTTATCGTTATGTATCTGTGACTGCGAGGTATCTAGACCAAAATGCTATCACCAACGGCCTACGTCTTGACGTAGGTGGTGGTGCCGT